AGGGTTTTAGGGCCTTGCGTACCTGTGTAAGAAGCAGATACGCAGGACTAGACGGCACGATATGGGGTCTTATATGTAACGCGTGCGTTCTATATATCCAGCGTGATCTGTGCGGCCACAACCAGTTGGATAAGTGTCACATCAGACCCTGCTCCTTGCCAGGTGAAGGGGCAAGAATGTGCACATCGGCAAGACACCAACCACTCAACGCCGATTCACGCCATGTCCTACACATTCGACCAACTCAAGTCAGCCATTGAAGGCCAGACACCCTGTCAACTCATCAAGACCCAAGACGAAGACGGAGAACGCACCTACACTCTGCTAGACGGTTGCGGCGATCCCATGGGCGATGCCTTCCCAGACCTAGAAGAGGTTTACTTCTACGTGTCCAACAATGACCAAGTGCGGGAGGAACTCCAATGCGCTTCATGACTGGATACCTGACCCTGATCTTTCTTTGTCTGTTCGGTGCTGCGCAGTTTGCCGATCACATCGGCGCTAAGCACTGCGAACGGATGACATCCATGAGTTACAACCAATGTCGCCAACTCAAGCCATGAAAACCGCAGCGTATACCCTGCCGACTCACTGGGCATCAGCACTGATTAACGGTGACTGGTCAGGCCTGGATGAGCACGACGAAGAGGCTCTAACCCGTGTAATACACGGCGAGGCTCTGCCGGACCCTGTAGACGTCCTTGATGATTCAGGCTTTTGCAAGTATCACGACGCCACACCATACGGTGTCTTGGCTTGCGACTGTTCAACCTTTGTTTTCCCCGAACAATGACCACCACAACAAACAGCATCAACTGGTTCCTCACTGCCGGAACACTCCGCGCAGCCTTCACACAGGACAAACGAGACGACGGCACAACGTTCTGGACATACACCGACCAGGCTAGGCAATCAGCCGACGACCTAGCTACGTGGATTGGTGAGCTTCACGACGGTGAGCTTCCGAATGATTGGCGATACGAAACGATTGTTGACATATGCGACACGTTGATGGATGAAGGCGACCTAAGCAACGCTGACCCCGGTGAATTGTCGGTAGGTATTGCTAACAACTTAACCGACATATACAACCAAAGTTTGTGTCAATGGTACGCCGACAATGCCAGCCGAGTTGCTTACATTGACGACGCACAATCTGATGGCTTGATTGCTGCTGAAGCAACAACAATCGATCGTCTTATGTGTGGACAATGCATCGCAATCGAACAGATGGCATACAAGATCATCGAACGATTGATCACCCAAAAGTAACACAAATGCCCGGCAAATCGTCGGGCAATTCTTTACAATTTCACAATCATCTTTTTCAGTTCGCACGGACGCAGCATGGACCTAGCAACAGTGAAACACCTGTACACGGAGGAAGCCATCAAACACGCCAAAAAGGTATCTGATGGCACAAGAATGGCAACGTATGTAATCAAGGACGTGTGCGGCACACTGCGTGCATATCCTGTCAATGACATGGCTGATTCACTCCAGGACTTGTCAGGTCACAAAACACTACGGACCCAGGACATTAAACACATGGAAGCACTAGGTTTCCAAGTAGTCACCATCCATGGTGAGCGTATTACACCCGCAATGATCAACTAAACAATGACCAAACATTCAATCACTCAAGGTGAGCTTTCGACGCTTCTTTATTGCTTAGAAAGTCAGGCTGTTGATTTCAAGGACGGAGAAGAATCTACCCTTGATTTCAATGCAGTGTTTGCAAAACTCCAAAGTCTAGCAGACAAAACACCAAACCCAGATCAACTAGACCAAACTGTTCTCACGATTTCACTTGTGTGACCATGAAAATTAAGTCAATCACGCTACAAGTCCAAAACCCCACGATCAAGGACCTGCGGTCATTCGTACGCAAGACTGTGACACGAGACCGCAGCATGTATTCCACGGACTCACAGTGGGATAACGAGACCACGTTCATCAACCGTCAACGTGACCAACTCAAGGACCAATTCGGTTGGTTGTGGGACATGGAGGATGAAGCCCTTGTACATGGTGAGTTCGGCCATCTAACAATCACGGACTCAGAGATCAGCTTCAAGCCCAAACGCTATGCACCCACAGAAATCTGGGTTGTGGCGAAGTGGTATTGCATGACCACTGAACACAAGTACGCACACCTTGCGAGGCTCTCATGATACAAACTGACTACCTAGGTTTGTGGTACAGACAACTCAACGATTCGTTTGCACTTGCTGACTTCTGGCCTGAACGCTATTACAGCGACATCGAGATCATCAACGAATTCATTCCCAACGACTTTCCCGACTCTCATGAACTACACCAAATGGCTCGTCAAGTACGCGGGTAAAGCCCGCACCACTGGTCGCTCATTCAAAGGCGAGATCAAGGTCAAGGCTATGTCAGCAAACCACGCTATTACGGAGGCAATGGTAGAAATACCTAGTGCTCTAGCTAAAATACAGATAACTACTGTACAACAGCTTGAGTAACGATCGTGTCAACCAATGGTACAGCAACCCAAAAGACTACATCAGCAAGGCTAAAGCACGCGCACGTCTTGCACTCACAGATCCATCCATCAAACTAACCACCCTAGAACGGAGCTTCTACAATGTCTTCCAACAACGAGCTGAGCAACTTCAATCGGTATCGCGCACTTGCGATGATTAAACTTGGAGAATGGTTTGACTCACGTGACATGGCTTTCACCCTCGCTGTACAGACTATCTACAGCAAGGTTGACACCTGGATCGAAGATGGCTACGAAGAAGAAAGCGCAGCAGATCTAATCGTAGAAATTATGACAGCAGTTCGTTTACTCGATGAGATTCTCGATGACTTTACCGAAACAAGGGCTAGCATCAACAACCTGTTTGAGGGTGATGGCTACAAAGGTGAAGTTTACCTTACCAACAAAAATGCTTGCGCCAAGCATCGCAAGGTAACAATCCTGCCTGCTGTTGTAGAACCAATCGAATACCAACAGAAAACACCTAAGAAAAAGGTGGTAAAAAGTGAAGCCTGACTACTTTACCGCTGGAGGTTTGTGGATCGAGCGCAGGCGTAACAAGGAAGGACCACCGGTCACGTACACGATCTGGAAGCCCAACACCTCCCGCATCTTCACGGATGTAAAGAAGGCTATCAAGTTCGCCGCGTACCCTGCATCCACACCTACTGGTCAGGAGTTACGTGAGTGGTTCAAGTCGTTTGAACCCAAGAACGTACCGGATCCCGTACCAAAGGAAGAGCCAAACGATCAAACAAAAATGATCACCTGACTACATACCCCTGCTTCGGCGGGGGTTTTTTAGTGTCAAGCCCTACATTCTGTAGACAAAACGAAGAAGCACAAAAAGGTAGAATTAAGTTATGTAATGTGCCACTTAGTCAACTGATTGGGTGGCGTCACAGTCCAAGGTCACTATCTTGTAAGTGCGGCAGGGCCTAGCCCAAACGCCGCAGAACCTGGACAACTGAAAACGTTTTTTTCACAATCACGTGTAGCTACATGTCCAATTCTAATGGAGGTCATTTGACTAAAGATGGGAAAGCGAAAGCGTTGGATGAAGACTTTTTCATCCGTAATGCGATCCATTGTTGGTTGTATTACTTCGACGAAAAGCACAAATGGCACTCCATTTATAAGGACTTGGCAGAACGGGAGACATTCATTGTCCAACCTGAACAGCCAAAGCCCAGACGGGCAAGACGAGCTACTCGAAGGCCCACTAAGGAGCTATGAGGTCTGTCTAAGTGACGAGAACATCTACATTCTCGCCGCCAGTGCTGAGGATGCCGCTTGGTATGCCTTGGAACTGTCCAATGACAGTAATTCACAGCTCCTGGACGTAAGGTTAATCGATGAGTAAGTATTTCCCAAATAAATGGCGTAAGTTAGCAGACATCCCAGCCGACAAGTTTGAACCACTCTTTTACGAAGACGTAATGGAGTGGAAAGTTGCCGGTTGGGAACTGCCGCCTGACATTGCCTGTGTCATCCGCGCACGCAGTCTCGAAACAAACAAAATTAAAGAGCACGTGTACAAACGTATGTCTGCTGCTGAATCCAAGATTCGCCAGTACATGACATACAAGTCACATGAACTTGTGATCTGCGCCGAAGAAGCACTGTACTACGTGCATCCTGACAAATTAGAGGGACACACAGATGATGATGACTGACCTGCAATACGCAAGATTCATCATTGAGTTAGATAAGCATCCACACAAAGAAGAGATCATTGAGTTAATGCATCAACAAATTGATGACGAAAACTCAGTCAATTATCTTGAGGAGGATGCCCACAAAATTTGAAATCGATGAACAAATTGCACTGGAACGTGAGCAAATCCGACAAGGATTACAGCAGCTACGTTCTAACACATCCAATCTTGAGGAAAAGAGTTATGCAAGTTCTTCAGTCTACGGGGTGGCTTCTATTGCTGAGCTTATCCCTCGTGTGGTTGACCGTATTAAGTCAACTAAACTACGGATAAGCAACGGTCGTGCAGGAGAGAACTTCAAAGAAATCAATGCATTTCTTGTAGGTCTGGACGCAGAGTCCGCCGCGGCCATCTCCTGCAAAATGACCTTTGACAAGGTATTCAGCACAAAACCGAGAGCTAACCTGGTGTCCAATGTCACGGACGCAATAGGTCAGGCGATCGAGAACGAGTGCATGATGCGCCACTACGAGGCAAGCGTGCCAGGGTTACTTCACACGTTGAAAGAGAACTACTGGCACAAGTCCATCGGCACTCACCAAAAGGTGGTTGTCATACGGACACTGATGAACCGTTGTGATGTTGACCACTGGAAAGCATGGGGGCGAGCTAATCGCATCCGGCTTGGTGGTTGGCTACTGGATTGCATATGCCAATCTTCCAACTGGTTCATGACTGACATGCGTCAGGAAGGGAAAAAACGGCAGAACTACATAGTTCCTACTCCTGAATTCATAACCATCAAGGACGAAGTCATGGCAACGGCTGAACTTTTTAGTCCAATTGCTTGGCCGATGCTCATTGAACCAAACGATTGGTCTAATGAGTCTCAAGGTGGATACATCTTGAACGAGGTCATGAAGGGGTACGACATGGTCCGCCGTGGCAATCCCATATGTATACAGGGAGAAACTCCAATCAGCTTTTTGAACAAGATTCAGAAGGTTGCCTACACCCTTAACCCTTTTGTTGTTGGTGTCGCTGAGACACTGATGGAGAGGCGTACAGCGGTGGGTAAGTTCATCCCTGTAGTGGAGATGCCACTGCCACCCAAGCCTGTAGACATTGCGGAGAACTTCGATTCACGTAAGGACTACAGGCGGCGTGCGGCAGAGGTCATGAACATCAACGCTAATGCGTTTGAGAGGTCTTGTAGGACACGGATGACCATGAATGCTGTCAAGGTGTTCAGAGATAAAGACAAGTTCTTCATCCCTTGGTCGTTTGACTACAGGTCAAGGGTCTACCCGATCCCTTCGTTCTTGACTCCACAAGACACTGACTTCGGTAAGTCTTTGTTGAAATTCCATGAGTCAGCTTTTGTTACACCAGAGGCTGAACACTGGCTAGCCTTTCAGGTTGCAACAACCTATGGCTTAGACAAAGACACAATGAAAGACAGACAGATCTGGGTCTCACAAAACCACGATCTGATAACACGTGTAGCAACTGACCCGATCGGTAACTTACCAGACTGGGAAGGTGCGGACGAACCGTGGCAGTTCCTCAGCGCATGTGAGGAATATCACGCCTGTGTTCTCACTTGTAGCCGTCAGTTCACAAACCTGATGGTTGCGACAGACGCTACATGTAGTGGTCTTCAGATATTGTCCGGCCTTGCCCGTGACAAGTCTACAGCGAAGTTAGTCAATGTCGTCCCTAGTGATAGACCACAGGACGCATACAAAGTTATAGCTGAACATGCAAAACCTAACGTCCCTGACTGTATTAAACAGCACATGGATCGTAAAGTTACGAAGCGTACAGTTATGACAATTCCTTATAATG